AAAGTCATTGTAGAAAATGAAGGCCACATCCCGCTCCCTGCAGAACCAGTGTAATTTGCTAACATGTTTCCATCAGAAGTTGAGACTCCTGTCTGCGAAATACCTTTAAGCAATGGGTTCCATGTAGGGAAGTTGTTGGTGGGAGTGTCCGGCATTTGATCTGAGCTTGTAAGCCCGTTTACCGTCCAGTTGTTACTGTTGCCTGAACTATCTGTGCCCAGTGCGCCAGAGTTTCCAAATTTTAAATACGCGCCATTTGTTCCAAAGCTAAGTCCAGAGCAATCTTTAGGAACCCAGACACCGTTTTTAAACTCACCAAAAGAAGTAGGGGTAAGGGCTTGACCATCAACCAGCACCATTTCTGCCATGTAGCCATTTAGAGAGCCAGCTGATATTCCAGATACAAAACTGGTACTCATCAAATTGTAAGCGCGATTTACTCCTGTTGTCTCACCGTTGGGTTGGTTAATTGTTCCATATGGTTGCTCAACACCATTTACATATATATCAACATTAGTGCTAGAGACTGATATAACAATGTCGTACCAAGAGGACACATCTCTTAAAACTGATGACGTAACCATTTGAGCCGGAACAGTACCACCAACTACATTAAAATATTCCAGCATATTGTTGCTGTTGATGCGTACACCAGTGTACGAACTAGAATAGGAGTTGTTTGTAAGAAAAAGCCATTGTGACGAATCCAAGCCAGAACGTTTCACCATAAACCGCAAGGTAAAAGTTGTGTTGTTCCCGTTTATTGATGGAGTAAAGGTAAGATAGTCAGTGTTCCCTGCCTCCATTCTTATAGAGTTCTCTATCTCGTAATCATAGAAAGACCCGCCAGCTACATTACCAGCACTTGCCTGAATTAATTTCTTAGAAGCACTCATTAAGCCATCGCCTGTCCAGCAGTGAAGCCGTACCAAGTAGTACCGCCATCGTGTGTGTAGAATACAAAGACATCTGTCGCGCCACTAGCTGACAGCGTAGGTGCAGTAGCAGCAGGCCAGTCAACCGAAGCAGGCCATGTGATAGCATTACCATCATTGACTACCTTCAGGGTGAAAGATGACACCTTACCGCTTGTAGCTACATTGCTGAAAGTATAAGTCACCGCGCCAGCCATAGCTGTGGAGAAGTTGTTGCCTGCATCCAAGTCTATGGTAACTGCACCGCTTGTTCCTGTTGCGTTGTATTCCTCAATATATTGACCGCTAACTGTGAGGCTTCCAGTTGTGCCAAGAGTCATTTTATTGGCCCCAGCGACAACGCCCCCCGGATAAAATTCTATTCCGGTGTTTAAAATGTTGCCGGAATTTCCTATCTGTAGCACCAAGCCAGTAGTAAGGCCCATTAGGTTATAGTTATTCCACTTGAGAAATTGGTTGGTAGAAATATCTGCACCAGCCGTAAAGGTTTGTTTCTGTGTAAAGGTATTAGCGACATCGTTCTTTGTTGTGTCAGCATCGTAAGCCTGTACTGATACACCAAGATCAGAAATTGTTAGAGCATTAGCAACACTAAATGTACCAAACGCGATAATATCAACCAGATCGTTTAATGTAGCGCCAGTGGTCAAAACAATACTGGTTCCATTTGTCGCGGTGTAATCAGTTCCTGCGATCAGCTTGACACCGTTCAGGTAAACATCAACATAGCCAACATCATAAACAATGGCGAACGTTGTCTGGCCAGACGTTGCCGTATAGGTTGCCCGGTTGCTTGTGCCATTCACGGCGCTTCCAGCATCCTGCCATGCAGTGCCAGAATATACTCTCAATACATCTGCTGATGTGTTGTAGTACAGCATCCCGGCTGCAAGCGGATCGCCATCATTATCGGTTGTTGGGTCTGAAGCGAAAGCCCCCAAGTAAATATCCGTAAACTCATCAAGAGCAGCCTCTGCGCCAGCCTCAGCAGTAGCCGCATTAGTCTCACTGGTTGCCGCGTTGGTAGCAGAAGTTGCAGCAGCAGTTGCTGACCCTGATGCCGCTGTAGCCGACCCAGCAGCCGCAGTTGCGCTTGAGGCACTTGCGGTAGCACTATTAGCAGAATCCGTAGCAGATGTCGCAGCAGCTGTAGCACTGTTAGCCGCATTGGTTTCTGATGTAGCTGCGTTAGTCGCGCTAGTGGCAGCATTTGTCTCACTGGTAGCAGCGTTTGTCTCGCTAGTAGCCGCAGCCGTTGCACTTGCCGCAGAAGCTGTGGCAGATGTCGCACTCGCAGTAGCTGACGTTGCACTGTCAGACGCGCTCGTAGCACTCGCTGTAGCGCTTGCCGCAGCATTTGTTTCAGCAGTCTCAGCATTGGTTTCCGCAAGTTCCGCAGCAGCCTGAGCAGCCTCTGCTGCCGCCTGAGCAGTCTCCGCATTTGTCTCAGCTAACTCCGCTGCTGTCTGCGCTGTCTGCGCTCCTGTCTCAGCAGTTTGAGCCGCAACCTCACTGGCGAGCGCCGCAGTCGCACTTGCTGCCGCTGCTGTAGCACTTGCCGCTGCCGCAGCCGATGTCCCAACCCACCAAGCAGGTGATGTCGCTGGATCGTGATTGATGTTAGATGCCTGTAATGATGTGTACAGGATGCCATCAGTACCCACCACGTTTTGATTCAACTCATAAGTTGATGTAGCGGTCCAGACAAATTCTAGCGGAACCCACCATGTCGGCGATGCGTCAGGCGCATGGTTAAGGTTGCCGGTCTGTAATGATTGGTACTGCAAAGTGTCATAAGTGACAGTTGCGCCAACGTCATAGTTTATACCAGCGTTCCACTCAACTGAGTAAAGCAGGGACCAGTAGCCACTTGTGGTGACAGGGTTATTGTTCTGGTTGCCGGTCAGCAGGGAACGGTAATATTGACCATCACTGCCAATAACAACGTCATTTGTCCCGTATATACGGGTTGACACCCATTCATCACCAAAGTTTGTAGCTGTCTCACCAACCGGGTCACGCGATACGATCTGAACGTCAGTATTGTTGGTCAGGATAGCCTTAGCAACACCCTCAAAAAAGATGTTAGGCTGCCTGCCAGACGCATCGAGAAGCACCGGGTTAGTATTAGGGATCTCGCTGTTAATGTCAGCAAAGGTAGTCTTTGGCGTAGTGGTTCCAGATTCATAGAAATAAATCTTACCATTGACCAGTGGATCACCAGAGGCATCAAAGTATTGTGTATCTAAATCGCCAAATCTTGCCATTACTGTTCACCTTCTTGTTCTTCAGGCATATCTTCTATTGATGGATTAAAAAAGTAATTACTTAATCCGGTAGTCAGTATCATCTTTTTTGACCTCTCCGGCAATTGTGAAACCCAAGCCCTGTAAGGGGCGGTTCTATACAAACTTTCAAGAACCCTGTCGGTTGACTGTCCTGATACCGCTCTCTCTGTAAACCGCTTGAATGCCTGACTAGCCATTAGATCACTCGCTAGTTGCAAACTCGGCTCTGGAACATCAGACAATTTGCTGACAACGCTCTGTGCTGCTCTGCCAGTAACTGAAAGTCCGAGAAGCCTATCCACCCATCCCGTTTCTTTGTCAAAGTTTCTAAATATACTGTTGATTGAGCCTGTTGGTTTTGCTTGTCTAGTAGCACCAGCCCAGCTAACAGCAACCTTACCCAAATTATCCATAAATTCTGGCATACCTTCAGGAAGGTATTTATAAAGTTCTTCTAAGGCTTTTCTGTTTTTGTTTGCGTTCTCATACCAAGACGCAAAGCCACCAAGACTTGTTCTTGAGCTACCACGCCCCCCTGCTGTAAATGCTGCTTGCAGTGCTGTTACTGCTGCCGCCTGCCTGTATTCTTCGGGCATAGCTTCCATCGTTTTCTGAAGTATTTTTATCTCTCCAGCAGATATACCAGCAACACCCTTTCCAAGTTTGTTAAGAGCATTCTCCATTGCCTCTTTTCCAAACAAGACTATTGTGCTTTCCTCAAGCCCCTTTCTGGACTGAACAAGTGCTTTTGCGGTATCCCATATAGCCAGCGCGTCAGGAGATGCGTTCTGCAAAGCATTGCCCTGAGCATCGGTTATAACATCATATAATTCACTTAACTCAAAAGACGCTTCGTCACTAAACAATCTGCCTGTTTGTGCTTTGCCAAGACGATCACCAACCCTTTTTCTTTGTCTATCAAGCAAACCGTAGGTCATCTCTGTAACACCTTCGCCATCATTAAGGATGTTGTACAAAGTTTTTTCTGAAGCTGGTAGGTTGGCCTCCCCAAGAATACCGACCTGCTTGTCAAGATAATTTTTTAACGGTGTTACATCTACCATAGTTTCATCAGGCACTATTTCTGCAATCTTATTATATAGATTTGTTGATTCCGTTCTTAATGAATTAATGTTATCGAATACGCTATCCTTAATTTCTTCGTTTAATGCAGATGGATCTAATCGACCACCAAATCGCTGTATTAAGTCGTCTGTAACTCTTGCAAGTTTTTTTAGTGCTTCTGCCTGCTGAACATTAACAGCAGTTCCCGGCATATTTGCAACAGCTTGCTCAAGCTGCTGATACTGTACATTTCGTGACATCCCGGACACGGGTATATCTTCGTATAGACCAATATCTCTCGCTGCTTGGGCAACATTTGGATCAACGTCAGCCTGTCTAGCAAGATTAATTTGTGCGGCACTCTCAACTTCTGGAGTCGCCCCTGCCTCAACCGCCTGCCTTGCCATTGCTGTTTCAGCACCGCTATCAGCACCAGCGCCCATCATGCGGCCTTGTCGTGTCTGTCTAAGGCTTCGCACTACCTCTGGAGCATATTCCAATACACTTGAAGTCCCGCCGGCTAACAGCACTTCAGACGGATTAAACTCTCCGCCAGACAACGCTTGCGCACCCTCAATACCACTTTGAATAGCCGTTTCGCCAAGAACTCGCTGTCCGGCAGTTCTGAGGCCACCGGCTGGGCTTGCTACTGACACTGCACCAAGAAACTGCAAAGCATCCATTGCAGTTAATCCCGGCTCATTGATTTTAACCACCTTCCCGGTTCTTCTGTTTGTCGCAAAAACAGTGCCGTCAGGCTTACCCTGAATAGCTATATTTGGATCAATATTTGTAAGTATGTCACCAAACTCATAAGGGTCAAATGTTGTTACACCCATAACAGAAGCGAGAGCCTGCTGCGGTAAAGAAGTTTCAGGCATCAAGCCGCGAATGCCAACATCGGTAAGCATTGGCGCAGTCTCATAAGCCGCAACTCTAGCTGCCGCCTCTGGCGATGGTCCTGAAGGTTGCTCTGGATCAGGGGTAAATCTACCGCCTGCAACAGCCACAGGTGCTTGTGCTTGTTCTTTATCTGGAGTAAAAGGCATTATTTATTCGTCCAAGTTCCGACAATATCGTTGATAACAATTTTAGTTCCATCAGGTATGCCTGTAGTGTTTGCGTAAAAATCGGCCTCTTGCTCACTATTGAACGATAAAGGAACACCTTCAGCATTTTGCATATTTCCAGAAACTGTACCCATAATTTCTTGGAGTGATTTCATGGTTTCTGTCTCGCCAAAGTATGAATTCATAAATTGGTTAGATGCCTTGTAATTTGTGGCGATATTTTTTGCATCGCTAACCGTGTTTAACAATGACGGGATTTGAGAAGCAGTCACCCTTTCTGCTACAGCCATCAGCTGATCAACATTAAAAGTATCTGGGTTTGTTGGATCAACAATCCTCATTAACTGATCTGTATCAAGACCTTTACCGCTTAAGAAGCCAAATATCGCGGAAATGCTGGTATCTGCCCCACTAAGTGATGCCGCATCTCTATCGGTAACAACGCCGGGAGAAATCAATCTGGCAACATTCATAATACCAGCGTTGATAGCAGCCCGGCTTTTGTTCCTCATTTCTGATTCTAGTCCTTTGACCTTGTTATAAGCAGACGCGACTTCACTTGCCGACTTATTCCAATTTAACATAGTTGACCGGATTCCTTTTAAGGCTTCGGATTTTTCTTCTGGGTCAACGTAAGATTCGTCAGTTGATATTGGGCGTGTTTCCACAGTGCCATCAGGGTTTTGGAATAAAAGCATTCCTTGCTCAGTACCAAGATATTTTGGCGCAGCGGATGGAGCGATAAATCCAAGATCAATGCCCCGCTTCTGAGACATGGTTAGCCCCTGCATTAATTTGTCGCCAGCCGCGACATCACCAGACTGCGCTGCTCTGGCAAAGTTAAGTGCTTGCAGTGATTCTGTAGGATCACCATTGAGCCTCTGAATCATGTTTATTCGGTCTTCAATCAGACTTATTACGCCCGGTAAATCTCCACGGGTAGCCATGTTGAGTGCCGCATCAGCGTCTTGGTACATGGCCTTTTGGCGCTCTGCGCTAAGTTCGCCCATTTGCTTTTGGAATTGCGGAACAGTGCCACCAAGAACTGCGCCTATGCCCTGAAGTTTGTCGCCAAATGTGTATCCGTTAGCCATTTTTTCCTACCGATTATGTGAACACTGGTATAATTGATTGTGTTGAAGCACCGTTACCAAAATTTATATTTTGCCTTGGGTTTGTTGCTTGTGCGGCGGGTATACTTGGTGTTGGAGCCGGCACTATTGGATTTGCTGATGATTGCATAACCATATTGCCCGAAGGTTGATATACAGCTTGTTGACCGGGGAACATTGTCTGAAACATATTTGCACCTGCTCCAGCAAGGTTGAAAATTTCAGCCGGATTATAACCGGTTACAGGTTGCAGATTTCCTGTTTGAATCCCACCAGCACCCATACCTATCTTATTCAGCATGTCAGCATAAGCCATATTCTGTCCGTAAGCAGTGTTAGCATACTGACCACCAAGATTGTACGCACTAAGCTGCTGGTTTTGCAGGTTAGTAAGATTGTTGGCCTGCGTAGTCCCCAAAGCAGTTTGTAGGTTAGCCATGTTTACCGCTGTTTGACCCTGCGCATTGCTAATATCTCGACCTGTTTGCATCTGATAGCCTGCACCAGTAGCACCAAGATTAGCAGCACCAGTAGCCATGTTTTGACCAAGCCCGGCAGACGTTGCAGCAGCACCATAACCGCGAGTAGCTATATCACCCAAGCGGTTGAACTGGTTTTGGAAGTCCTGACCATAAAGGTCGGCAGTCAGTTTGGTTAGATCTTGTCTGACGTTGCCACCACCAAGACCGCCCATAGCAGCCGCATTTCTCATCAAAGCTCTCTCGCTTTGTTCCTGAAGGAATCCTAATGCTGGTGATGCTTGATATTCAGCAAACGCTTGCTGTTGCGCCTCTGGGCCAAGAGCGCCCGTTAAAGCTGCCTGCCTTTGCGCTGCATCCTGACCCAATTCTCTGTAGGGAGCCTGAAACTGTTGCGCTGTAGCATAATCACCGCGCAAACCCTGACTTACATCGGCAAGAGTCTCTCGCGCAGGGGCAAGACCCGCTGTCTGTTCCATTAATCGCGGATCAATACTAGCCATTTGTTGCGGGCTAATACCGTACCTAATACCAGCGCGATTTACATCTTCAGCAGATAGTGGCCCAGATTCTAAAAATCTTTGCCTCAAAACATTGTTGATTACATCGTTGCTGTACTGCGGCTGACCAGTTAGCGCTGCCCCAGCTGGCATTTGGGCTTGTGTAGGCGATACAGGCGCAGGCGCAGGCGCTGGAGTTACCGGAGCAGGTGCAGGTGTAGGCGCAGGTGTGGGTGGAGTATATACAGGCGTATAAACCTCATCGGCAGCGCGAGTATTGCCCGCATAGTTTGCAGGATCAACGCCAGTTGCCATAAGGAACTCGCGTGGCGTTACGCCATACTTCGCCATTGCTTTTTCAATTTGAGCTTGTGAGGCGTTTGGGTTTTTCGCCAAAACGTCCCGTATTTGTTGTGCGCTTATAGCCATAATCTGAACCTTTATTTAAACCTGATATCCTGCGCCACCCATTTCTCGCGTTGCTAAATTCCAATCATTGATCATCTGCCTTTGCTCTGGCGTAACATTCATCATGTTTGGATTTGTGCCACCCATTGGAATCTTTGCACCCTGCAATGCAAGAGCGTTGTCTATTGCGCTTGTGTCAATGGGCGCTAACTGAGCAGCTGCCGCTAACTGCGCATAATCCATTCCAGTTCCCTGCGGCTGCAATTGCGGTCCATAGTATTGATTACCAAGCAATGATGATGTCTGCATTCCAAGACCTGCCATTTGTGCTTGCTGCGCTCGCATGCTGGCATCTTCAGCTAATTGAAAGCGTGGTAGTGACTGCTGGGTGTAATAATCCGGCAATGTTCCCATTCCCTGCCTTAATACATCACGCTGCGCAGCATAAGCTGGTTCAAAATACTTCATGGCTTCTTCGCCATATTTAATAATATCTTGTCTGCGCTTTTCAGCCGTTTCCCGCGCTAGTTCGTTGGATTCTTCGGCAGATCGTCTATTATCTTTGCTGCCTATAATACTTGCGCCAGCCCCTAACGCTGCACCTATTATTGTTGGCCACATATTGACACTCTCTTACAATCAATTACTGTATGTTTGAATTTTATCATGTTTGTTAAATATTTTCGCTTATACTAAAAGCCATCCCTGCGACCTGTCACCGCCTATATCTGGCAGCATCTTACGGTACTGGATCGAGCCAGCAGATCCGGTTGAATCAATGTATAAACTGTACTGTCTGGCCTCCACAACGCCCTCTGGGGAGCCTACACCGACAATAGGGATGCTTAACGCCGCATCTTGTGTCCACTGCCTAAAAGCCTGCTCCATCGTTCCGTCATCACGGGTGATCGGCTGTGCTGCATTGAGTAGCGGGCTTGTCATTTGTCACCGCCAACAATGTTAGCCGTAAGCTGGATAATCACCGGCTTAACAGCGTCAGACAATGTAAACCTAAATAATTCAAAGCGTGATGCCCTGCCATTCCTGCGCCAGATAGCCCTGCGGCTGTACTCACCAATCTTACCAATGCTTCTGGATATTGGGTCACTCCATGTCTTGCCATCCTGACTGCGCTCAAGCGTGATCTGCGGATCTGCAACCGCATCATTACCAACGCCTGATTCAACAGTGAGTTCCAAGCTGGGGAAGAACACAGACTGCATATTGTTCTGAAATGGCTGGGTAGCCACTCGCCTGATGATTGCCCCGCTGTACTCGGTATAAACGTCAGGGCTTAAAATACCAACCCTGCCATCAAGAATGTCGCCACAAAATACCTTACCGTAAGACTTAACGACAGAAGCCACTCTCAGACCGCCCAGAACGCCATCTACGAGCGATTTGCGCTCATGCCAACGCTGAGTAGTCATGTCATAAACAAGCGTTGTAGAAGGCAATGCAAAGCCTATAAAGTAGGCTCCCTTCTGAGCGTATGTCCAAGCATATATCCCAGATACCTGTGTCTCGGTAAGACCCGTCAGGATAGAGTCAATAGCCGTGGTTGAGATCTTGGTTGTGCTGTTACCGTTTAGCGCCCAGATTGCAGGTGATTCGTTATTACCACCACCAACCCACATGAAGGTGTCCTGAGCGTTGATCAGCGAGTAAGGGGCAAAGCACCCTTTCTGCAAAAATAGACCTGTTCGCTGGAACGGGAAGTCAGCACCACCCACGTTCTGAAACGCCTCAAACGTCTCACCACCAGATATGAACAACTGGTTCTTGTAGACAACCGGGGCAACAATGTCATCAGGGTCTGATTCAGCAGTACCAAAGTCTAGTGCGCTGTAACTCAAGCCGTCATTCAGTGCGCTGATGATAAACTTCTTTGTATCAGTGGTGATCAGGAAATAACCGTCAATAAATACCACAAACTGTGGTGCGCCATTCGCCGTGAAATCTGTGTCTGTTATCTGCTGAAAGGTGTCAGTGACATGGTTGTAGATGTATCCGTTGCCACCGGGAACCAGCACCATAAGCTGAGTCCCATTGTCAGCCATTGACACGTTAGCGGTCCCAGCAATCTCACCTATGCGTGTGAGCGTGTAACTGGCAACCGTATCGACCACGGTTTCATCAAGCCGGTACAGGCTGTCACCATTGACAAAGTATGGCTTGCCTACCATCTCGTATGCACCACGGTTCTGCTCATCAATCTGCCCTGATGTGGCTACCTGCTCAATGCCGTCAGTGCCAAACAATGATTCTTGAGACAAGCCAACACCCTGCACTATGTTTGGATACCAGTTGGTGCATTCCTGCGCTGATATGGGCAGGGAGTCACTAACGTAAAATCCGTTTGCAATTGGCAGTTGAGTCACTGGCATTAGGCAACACCAAACAGCGCATCAATGACCTTCACATTATTCGTGCTTGTAGCGTTTGATACATAAATCTCAATGTAATCGTTTGCCTGAACTGCAATATTGTAGTTGAGAGATACATTGCCAGACTGCCCACTACTTACCGTTCTGGTGATCTCAGAATCTGTTATAGCAACACCATCTTTTGCAAAGAATATAGATATAACCTGATTAATACCGACAGGCTCTATTGTTACAGATGCGTGAGCCATGACAACGCTATCTGGAGTCCCGGTATACGTCAGCCTTCCAGCAGCCGATGCGGTGAACTGGGAAGTAATCCCCGGTGTCCAAGTGCCAGCAACCAGAACAGGGGTGTCAGTAGCAGATATAACTGTTTCTGTGGCATTGTTGTGTATTGTGACTTGCCCGTATGTCGCAGCTTCAATAGATCCAATGGTGACATAGTTATCAGTAGATGTAAGTGTAATTCCGGTTCCTGCAACCAATGATGCTACTACGGGGCTTGCAGCCGCTGTATCCAAAAGCAGTGGTGAGCCTGTCGAATCAGCAGAGAAAGAATGCGATACCTGAACACCATCTTCAGCAGATATTGCCGTTGTGATGCCTGAGCCGCCCTCAATGCCACGAATATTATTTACAGTGCCGTCAATGTTAAGCACTGGTGATGCGGTCACTGGACCAGCCTGCGCCATCGAGCCAGTTACACCAAGTCCAGAGACAAAGTTGTCATAAGAAATCTTGTAATTTGTCCCATTTACAAAGTAATCAACATAGCTACCAGCATCAACGGATGTCTTGGCTACGAAATCACTTTTCTTCCTGCCGTTAGCTCTATCAACCATTTGTATTGTTCTCCAAGCCAATCGCGCCTGTGGTTTCGGCAAGAATGTCTTGCTCTGTTTCTGGGTAGAATGCCCCACTGATGCCCCACTGCTGATCTTCGTTTCCTGATCCTATGGGTAGTGTGGATGGCAGCGCTGTCTTACCAATGCGCTGACCGAGAAGTTTCATAGTCTGCAATCCCTGCTGCGCGGCAACCACCAGCCCTTGACTGATAACACCGCCGTAATCGGGAGAGACTTCAATCGCCATGTTAGCGATTAGACCGCGTAAAGCACCGGCTGGGATCGTAACCTCATCAGCCAAATTCTCTACTTCGGTATAGCCTAAGCTGACACCCTGAGCGTCTAGCTGAGACATGTAATTATTCATGGCAAAAATAAAATCCTGATACTCATCTGGTTCTAATGAACTCTCAGATGCCTGTACCAAGATCCTTTGTAGTGATGCCTTTGCAACCTGCGCTACTGTAGCCATTATTCGTATGTCGCCTTTGATTTAGTGCCTTTGCACTTCCAGCGCTTACGGCTAAGTCTCAGTGGAGAGTTCGGGTCTTTGGCTGCTTTGGGAAAATCTCTCATCTGACCAGCAGATCGAGCGCAATATGCGTCACCCTTACTTGTCCCCGGCTTTACCCGTGGACCGCCACCCTTTGCCTTTCCAGCCTGACCATAACTTACCTTCTTGCCAGAAGCTGTAACCTTAACCTTTGCCTTACCTTTCGATGGTTTCGCCATAGTAAAGTTCAAGGGGGCCGAAGCCCCCTATCCCTAACTTAGTTATACACCAAAGCCCTGACCCGCGAATAGCGGATTGAACGTGGCGTATGCAGGAAGTAAGTCGAAACGTACTTTCTGAGTATTGGCATCACCGTCAGCGTACTTGGTAACACGGATTGACATACCATCGCTGGTAGTGGCAATTGTGTCAGTAGCGTACAGTTTAGGCAACTTAACAGTACCAAGACCAAATGCCTGCTTAGTGTAGAACAGGTTTGGCTGATACAGGGTAGAAGCCGCGCTCAAGATGTTTACAACGTTAGTTGCAACAGGAGCTGAAGATACAGTGTTGTACTGACCGTTAGCTTCGTAGATAGCAGGACCAGCAACAACGATGTTACCAGTACCAGTTCCACTCAGAGTAACGTCAGCAACCACAACACCTGTCCACAGGACATTGTTGCCAGCAGCATCAATCATTGGCTGACGAGTAGCAACATTCAGTCGGTAGATACCGTCAATAGTTACCATGTCGCCTGCTTTGACAACCATATCAGCTTCAAAGCCACTTACAGCCAGAGTCTGCTGCATAGTGTCTTTAGCGCCAACGTATGATACGTCAGGGTTTGAAGCCAAAGCACCAGTACGGTCAGCACCAGCGCCTGAAGTGAAGCTGCTCAGAGAGTTGGAAGTAAGGGCCATCATTCCACCGAAGTTGGAAGAAATCTGGGCTTTTTCCCAAGCTGTACGAACAAGACCATCAGCAGCGTTCAGACCATTCTGAGCAGAAGCCAGAGCAGTAGTAGTGAACGGGTTCATCAGGTAGAACTTGTCGTCAGACATTGGTACACCAACGCTGTCCATCAGAGCGCCAGCACCAGCAACATCGCCCCAAGCATCAACGGCAGTACCGTGTGTGCCATACTTCAGGGATGAGTTGTTGCGCATATAGGTAGCAAGATCAGTCTCAAGATCGGTAACGATCCTGCGAGCCATTGGAGCGATGATCTCATCAAGCTGATCAAGTTCCAGTGCTTCCTGAACATTGCTGAACTCAGTGGCTACAGTGAAGTAGTCCTGAACAGTACCAGTTGCTTTACCAGCAATGATGTCAGACTTAGTAGAAGCGCTGATGTCACCGCCAGAAGTACGGATGCTGTTGTAGTCATGTGGACGTTTAAAGTCTACGTTGGAGCCAGTGGAAGGATTGAACCGACCAGATAGCAGTTGAGTGTTGACAGTTTTGGTTACTACTCGATTTGACTCGAAAGCATCCAAGAACACCCGCGCCAACGGGCGGGTAATGTTACTATTAAGATTGTTAGCCATGTTGCTATTTCCTTATTCAAACGTGGCTCCTTTTGGTCCTTTGGCTTTAGGGGAAATCCCTGCGCCTTGTGGCGTGTCCACCGGATCTGGAGCCTGATTTACCTTGGGTTTAAGAGCAGCAGCCTTTGGCTTGATTTCGTTGGTTATCCTAATAGCCGCCTGTATTGGTGACATATTTCTCAAGTTGTCCAACTCAGTAAGATTTTGTGACAGATACTTGGTGATCAGTGGTCCCTGCTCATCATCAATAATGAATGAGACAAGTTCTTCCTGAATACCAAAATTGCTAACAGTAGCACCAGCCACCTGCAATTCCTCTGCTTTAATACCCATCTTGGCTGCCCGAGATGCGTAATTCTCAATCTTACTGTTTAAAGCCTCTTGCTGCTTTTGCCGAGCCTGCTCTGCCAACTCATACTGCTGCTGTTGCAGGTATTGTTGCTGCGCATCGTAAGCTGCGGCCTTTTTCAAAGCCTCATCCCTTTCTAGCAACTGCCGTCTGTATTCTTCATCAGATATAGCAAACGGGTCAGGAGCCTCTGGGACATCTGGCCTCTCTTGTTTGGGAAGTTTGGCCTGCACTTCTTCTAGCTGCTTTTGTAAGGCTTCTGCCTGTCTCTCTACTTCTCGTAGTTTGAAGGTTTTCTTGCCTATAGCCTCATCAAAGATGCGCTGCTGTTCTTCATCAAACTTAACTTGTTTCTTTTGGCTTTCACCAGCATCCGGTGATGATTCGGAATCCTGTTCGCCTTCATAACTTGCTTCAGGATCTTCAGTCTCTATCGTTACATCGTCATCAATGGGATCAGCATCAATTTCTTCAACGTAGTCGTCTGGTTGCATCTCGCTCATAGTCTTGCCCTTTTAAGGTAAATTGCCGTGAATAAGGTCACGTTCCTGTACTAAGTGTAACACTGTGTTCAGTGACACAGCAATACTGCTATTGTTTTTGCTCTTGCTTCTGGCCCGACAATGCGCTACCACCAACAACGCCAGCGCCAGCCATGCCTGCCAATATATTACTTGAACCTTTTTTGCTTGGGTCAAAAGCTGCATATTCTGATCGAATGCCGGAAGTATTAAACAGCGCAAGATTTGTCGGCCTGCCGTTAGATTCGCCAACCAGCATTGAGTCAAATCCTTTGCCCTTCAAAAATTCAACAACTTCAGGATTCTCAAGAAAAAGATAGTTTCCCGTTGCAAAAGCGTCTCTATTGGACAAGCCTGTGATTAAATTTGAGCCTTCAGGATCGTAGCCCTGATTACGAATTAGCTCATCCAGAACCTCTGGTTTTGCGGCAGGATCAAACGTATTTTCAGCCCTTACCATAAGCGGCATGACTGATGCGCCTGATGCATTGTATTGGTTGGATATGGCGGCTCTTTCCGCAAAGTAATCGTCTTCCGCTGATTGAGGCCAGTTTTCTATCTCATTGCCATACTGGCTTGCATGTTTGTCGTAGGCTACCTTTTGGTCAGCCTTCATCATGCTGTAGTTAGGCTCATCATAAGCCCTTGATACAGCCCCACCTTTACCAATCCAGCTATTAGCGAAATCCGGTGTTGGGGATACAAAAGTAAGGTTGTCTCGGTATTTCGGCTTAAACTCATCTATATCACCAGCGTCCATCGTTGCGTGATAGTACGGGCCTACATATCCCTGATCTACCGCCCTTTGCATCCTTGCGTCATAACTCATGTCAAGATCGTTTAATGCTGACTGACCCTGTGCAGGGGTGTCTGAACGGAAAGCTATTTGTGGCACATCAGTTTGTGGCGATATGGGTGAACGGAAAGGTACTTGGATATTACTTGTGTCCAGCGTTTGCCCAAACGTTCCCTTTGACAATCTTCTGGTTATTTCTTCAACCGCCTGCCGCTGCTGCCCCGGAATAAAAGATGTTGCCGCCATTGCCATATTGGTCGTGCCTGAAAGCGCGTCACCTCTGGCATAGTCCTGCATGGCTTGGGAGTAGTCAGTAATGCCTGCCAAAGCAGTCTGATCTATGATCTTCTGCGGGTATCTTGCCCTGCGCTGTATTCTCTGCCGGTCAAGCCCTGTGGCAGTGTTACCGCCAAGAGCGTCAAACGCAAAGTTGTATATTCTTTCTGAGAGTGATGGCTCATACGGCTCCACAATGGAACCGTACTGCTCTAGCAAAGCTGTTCTCGGTGTCTCAGCAGGGGCATCTGTTAATGACCCCCGTGACCCGTAGTCAGGGAAATAATCTCTTAGCCTGCTTTGTGCTTCAGCCACCTCTAGCAATCCTCATCAGTTCAGCGTCAGACAGGTTAGCCATCGGGTTTGATAGCTCCTGTGCCTTCTTCACGTTATCTAGCTGTACGCCTTCAGTCTGTACACCTTCCTTCGTGATCTTAGCCCCAGCCTCCTGCGCCTTGATCTGCGTGTTCATGCGATCAGTCTGAGCTTTGAATACATCAACCTGATTGTCCTGCTGGTCGTTCTGGGCAGACATCTGAGCCTTCTGCGCCTCAACCTGTATCTTCATCTGCTCATTCTGAACCTTGACCTGTTCGATCTGGGCGCGAGCCATCTCAGCCTGACCCTTCAGCATTTCAGCCTGAGCCATGATGCTGGCTGGATCTTGCTGCTGACCCTGTTGCGCCATCTGCTGCTGTATCTGAGCCTGTTCTTCGTCAGTCAATTGAGACATCGGAATCATTCCAGCCTTCAGCATCTGGTCACGCTTACGCTCTGCAATTTGGTCGGCAGCAGGGCTATTGATGTTTTGCATCATAACGTCACCGGCGATCTGCATAATGGTTGGGTCAACCTTTGCCATCTCGATGATCATTTCAAGCGTTTCCTGCTGACGATTCTTAAAGCTCGGACCGGCCTTACATATAACGTCATAAACGCCTTGGGATAGGTCGTTAAGCATCACAACCTCACCCGTCTGCTGGTCAATCACAGGCTGATTGATGGTTGCCATCTCAAAGCTATTATCTTCATAAAGAATGCGCATGGTGCGCTCAGTGTCATAGACTTTGGGGATAGCATCAACCAGAACCTTACCAGTTGCCGCTATAGCGACCTGAACGGCTTTGTTGTACTTGTAGGTGGCATTGTCGCCTTTGTTCTGTAGCGAGCGTATGGCAACGCCTGACTGTAAGCCGGGATTGTCACCCATGTTGGAGGCAAACATGCCAGCGGAGTAACCGATCATGCCACGCATGGCTTCTGATATTGTTCTCAGCCCCGGATTGACCATTGCGCCACCGTTCTGCTGTGGTGGTCCGGGCATTTCTGGGTCTACATTGTAAAACTGAACCGGGTCGCTGTTGGTATTCATAGTGGACAGTGAGTCTTCATGCCCTGCGGCCTGAGTCAGCGTCATCCAGTATTTAGCTCGTGGGGCCAGTGCGCCTTCTTCGATCTCACGGCTCATGCTGTAGTTCAGGACGCGCTGCGAGTCCATCAGCTTTTCAACAACGCCTGAGTAAACTGTCTTGTTCTCAATGATCTTGTAGTTGCCGTAAACAGGGATAACAGGAATACGATTGAACACCGTGTCCTTATCATCACCAAGCCAACCATCGTTATCAAAGAACCGGGAGCATACTTTGTTGACCTTACGCTTGCGCCTCTTGATCTCAGTCACACCTACCAGAGCCATGTCATCGACAACCTTCTCGAAGTCATCATCAGCCTCATAGGTCTGCCCGTTGGACATCAGGACCAGTTCGCGTTCTTCCTTCTCAACATAGAGCAGCTCACCGATAACGACAACCTCAGCCTTATCGTAGTAAGCCTCACCATCACGGTCATCAGGTACAGATGTTCCGGTTGATTCAGGCCAGCGCTTGTCAAACTCATCCTTAGCAACAGGATGCAGCACAAAGCAGTAGCGAGCGTCCGATTTATCTTGCTGTTCGGCAGCGGGATCAAACCAGACCCTGTCAGTGAAGTTGTGGATTTTTTCTATCATCAGGTCTTGGTCAAATGAGTTGTCATCAGCGTACTTCTGGACAATGCGCCATCCGTCATAGCCGGTTGTGACCATCCCTCTAGCTGCTGATGTATAAACGTCTTTGGCGTTAGATATGTTCTCAAGATTACGGATGATGCCGTCATAGGTCAGGGCTACGTCTTTGGTAGCGTCACCGCCAGCAGGGGATACACGGATATCAAAGTCGGCCTGCTCGATCTCTCCAGCCACCTGATCAACAATAGGGCAGGTCATATCGAATGTATAGCGGGGCTTGTTCTGGTTAGCATTCCACCAGTACGGCTCCCATTGCCCATCCTTCTTGGATACGAACAACTGGGCATCTCTGGCCTGATCACGCATGTCACTATCAGCGCCCTGAGCAGCAGTCAGAAGGTTGATGACCTTAGCGTGGTCCTCATAGTCAATCTGGTAGGATTCCGTTTCCCGCTTATCCTTCTTGCTCACTTTGCTCTTTTCTTCTGAGCCTTCATCGTACTCTGCTTCGTAGTCAGCCATTTAGCTACCCCAGCCTTGGAAATTAATCTTTGCCGCCTCTGCGACCTTTGCCTTTGGTGAGAACATGGACATCATCAGAGCGTCACCCATGTTAGGTGATGGCAACTGGTACGGCTTCTTTGCCATGTCAATCTTACTCATAATTTGGATCTTGCCATTGTTGCTGCGCTTCTGTGGAATGCGACAAACCTCAGACCGTAACTGGTCTAAGTTATCAATAGTTGACGATAAGGATAACAGAAGATCAGGGTCGATGTATTCCCCCTTTTCAACAGCCCTGTACGTTGCGTAGAAGCGATCCCTTAGCTTCCACCAATACTGTGCCCGCTTGTTGGCAAACGTGTCTCTATTGGTCTTAGAATCCTTCCCAGAGTATGGCGTGTTCGGATCGTCAGGTGTCTCTGATCCCCGGAACATAAACTTCTCGACCTTAGTGCTTTCCAGCTCCTGATCTACCTGACGCTTGAGGCTAATCCCAAGACCATCGCAGTCCCAGACAAACCAGTCAGCATTATCCTGCCGGGCCTTTGCCAATGCCCAGTCCATGCCCTCATTCACATCGCCAGTGATCTTCTCGCAGACATCCAGCACGACAGAGCCTTTCCTGAGCGCATAGCCCTTACTGTCACCACCCTCATCACTTGGGTCGTGTGATGCGATGATCGCACCCGTAGGCTCAAAGCCCAGCTTCGTATGGGCATCAATAGCTGCGTTGAACCACTCTACCGGGATGATTGAATCGTCCACCTCATCCATGTACTCGCCTTCCCAGACATGGCGGTACATCGCCGGCGGCATTGCTGTCTGGTCGTGCAGGCGCTCTTGATTCAGCACTTCAGGGAACAGTGGATTGTCATCCCAGTTGAGCCAGACTATCAGGTGCAGATCATCTTCGTAATACCTGTCCCTGCGAAGTTGCTTTTCGAATGGCTTAATGAATCGCTGGCTGAACGGGTCCATTGCTGATCGTGGATTGGCTGACATCCAGATCTCAGACCCTTCTTCTCGGAGTGTTGGTGTAAGTGCCTTGAGGGAGCTTTCGGAAATAGTCGCTGCCTCCTCCACCCAGAAACGGCTGAAGCCGTGTATAGATTTTACCGAATCTGGGTTACGGGCTAACCCCCTGAACTTGAACGCTGGCTCATCGTTAAATAGTATCTGATTATTCTGCACCTCAAAGCCCTGTAGCTCTAAGCGCTCGATCTCAGAAGCCAGTAGTGCGTGAACAGAGTCATCAATTGAATTTTGAAACTCCCGGAAGCAGGCTGTCTTGATACCCTTCATCTGGGCATCCATCAAGCAGATATCCGCAAAACTAACTGACTTGCCTGCACCCCTGCCAGAAATGGCTATCTTGAATCGCTTGGGAATCTTAGCAAAGGGCAGCAACCGCTTGGGCAGCTTCATGGTGGGCATTATTCGTAAGTCGCTTTCTTCTTCTTGGATTTGCGGGCAGTGTTAAGCGCTATGGCTACCGCTTGCTTCTGGGGTTTCCCGGCCTTCATCTCTGTCTTGATGTTCTTGCTGATCGTTTTCTTGCTTGACCCTTTCTTTAATGGCATCTTTGAATATCCTGTCCCAGCCTTCGTTAAACTTCTGCCTGTCGCCTATGCGCTGCCAGCTACCCTTTCCGGTCCACTCGTCAGTCATCTGCGCCCACTATCTCTATTGTCCAGTGAGTATCCTGCTTGATCGGACCACCATCAGCACCTGTAATTTCTCGCTTTTCTGTCTGGACCCACCCAGCCTTGGTAGACAG